GCCGTCCTCAATCTCGCAGCGCGAATTGAAAGGAAGGAAAAGGAGCAGACTGGTGTCTTCGATGCTATTGGCAACGAAGTATGCTCAAAGGAACACATCGACCTTCCAATTTGGAAGATCGCTTACCTGTCTGAACCTATCAAAGCAGATTTCTTCCGAGAGCACCTGCCTTTGACAGATGCTGACGGAGAGAAAATTCTGGACCTCCGTGCAGGCGTAGACAGCCGATTCGGCATGTTGCTATTCCTGTGGTCGGAGGTAAAATACCGAGAATGGACGGCCAATGGCCGGTTACCGCTTCCAGTGGACCCGGTACCCATCTCGGAACCTGGAGTGAAAGCCAGGATTGCAACCAAATCACTGATCTGGATCAACCTGTACTTATCACCCGCCAGTCACCTCATCAAGGAAACGATGCTGTCGATTCCGGGATGTAGGACTGGATTGAAAGGCTCGGACCATGCGTGGAACTTCGAAGCGTCCTTTGGACGGCATGCGAGTTCCTGGCGTAAGATTGAAGCAATCTCGACGTCAGATCTAACGGCAGCCACTGACTGGTTAGAACACGACATTGCGGCACGAGCGATGAAGGCATTTCTCGCGGGTCGATTCGACGAACACCCGGCGACAGGATACCTTGACAATGCGATTGATCTTGTTTGCTCGCCTCGATTATTGATCGAGAAACCCTCTTGCTTCAAATTGAAGGGAGGTACGAGAAACATGAACATCTACAGACGTTACAAAACGGGACCGGCAGTGTCGGTGTCCCATAGTGGAACGTATTATCGGGGCTACGTGACGAACAGAGCCGTTCTGATGGGAGAACCTCTCACCAAAATGATCCTGTCGTTACTCAGCATCGCTGCAGAGCGCGCGGCTCGCGCCTCTACAACGACTTTGAACCCGTCAATTGCCGATTATCGCCAAACGCGACGTACACTGCATCAGTATGCGTGCGCGGGCGACGATCACATCGGGATCGGAAGGATCACCTACCTGAAGCAGATACCACAGGTGCTGCAGTACTGGTCAGGGGAGATCTCTTGGGACAAATATTGCGTTTCGCGTTACGGAGCGCACTATTGTCAGGACTTCATTATCAAGCCTGAGCCAGGACCAAGGTACGCATTGCGCGCCTTGTCAAAGCTCGCTCGTCAAGGACGAAAGGAAGATAAGCCGAAGTATAAACTCGATCACGTTTGGCTGCGCCTCTTCTCCGACCGTCGGAAAGTGGGCAGTGCCGTGTTCGAGGAAACCAACCCTTTTCCTGGCAAAGCAAAAGCTCTCACTGAGAGCATGAGCTGGGCAGGTTGGGGTATCGACTTCAACATCAATCTCTTACTACTCCAGAAGCTGGGGTTAGGCCGTTGGTTTCCAACGGAGTATTTGAAAGATGCACGAAGCTACGTACCGCAAGCATTCGGAGGACGCGGGTTAGTGACCCTCCCCGGAATTGAGTTGGCATTGCCAGACTACTTGCGTTATTGTATCACCAACTCAGATAACGTCGCTGTTCGCATGGCGAACGGTTCAGGTGACTCACGTAAGTTACGTGGAGTGATCCTAGACGATACTGACAAGGCGCTAAAGCGACTCCAAGAGCTCGGCGTGCGTGTGTACACGCAAGTCGAGGTCGAGGAAGACGCAGCTGCAGACGACCTGGAGCGCTTTGGAGAGGTGTCACGGACATCTCTGCAAGGCAAGATCTCGCAGGACTTTGTAGATTACGAGAAATTCGATCTCACTGAGAAGAAAGTCGCCGTAATCGCAAAGGCGTTCAATGGTCCGTCGGTTCTCACTGAGACCCAGAAATCA